TGCTTGTAGATGTCCGGCACCGCCGCAGCCGCCGCCCCATATCCCGCCACCCAAACAATCGTGATGGGGTCATAGCTGCGCAGCGTAGCCGAAGGCCATTGCTGGTCCTGCCTCAGGTAAATCAACCCGATCTTGGTATCCACACCGTAGACCGTATTCGCCAGCGTGTGTTCCGTGCCTGCCGAATCGGTGTACTTGATGCTCGTCACGCTCGACAATGGAGGATACGGCAAGCGAATCACGCCGTCATAGGGCCAGTAATCAATGCCTCCCGTTAGACTTTGATTCACAAACGCCCTCTGGCTCACCTGCTCACAGTACCGTCGTGCCGCGGCGATGAGACGTGTGATTAGGTCATCCTCGGTGCTGTGATCCACACGCAGATGCAGTTTCGTTTCGGTTAGTGTCACTGGCTCCAGCGCAGGCGCCGTGGTGACTTTCACTGTCTCAGCCGGTAGTTTCATCCTTGCACCTTCCACGCCACGCCAAGAATATCCGTGTTCAGCCCTGCCCCGGCCAGTCCGGTTCCTGTCATTTCAATATGATAGTTCTCCAACTGGCCCGTCAGGTCGAATAGAAACTTCATCCCATCTGGCATGATGCGCCAGCAGTCCACCGGGTACGGATGATAGTGCCATGCCGTGTGCGTCACGATTACGAGCATCCCGCCCGGCTTGAGAACCCGCACCAGCTCCGGCACCCACAGCCAGATCGCCTGCACATGCTCCATCGTGGAACCGCTGATCACGATATCGTATTGCTCATCGTCAAACGGGAACCAGTACAGATCACCGCTCACGATGTCCACATTCTTGCCGCTCACGATGTCCATGCCCGTGTAGCGCCAACCCTTGCCCTCAATCAGGCCGCGATAGTTGCCGTTGACATCGAATGAACCGACATCTAGACAGTTCGGCTGGCCCACGAACCCATCGGGCGTCTGCCACATCTCAACGGCCTTCGTCATCGCCTGCAATGCTAATGGATGCATCAGACTGCCCACCCCTCTGCCCGCAACATCTCTAGGAATTGGATTTTGTATTGGTGCAAGCCGTGATAGCTGTCCTTCCCGTCAATCACCGTGTGCACATCCACATCCGCGGGCCGTAAATCCATGCCGAGAATATGGTTGGCGTAGTAGCACAGCCATAGGTCATCACATTGCCCGTTGTACGTGCCTAAAATCGCAATATCGTCATCTCGTACCACGTCCGCAGGCACAAACAGATTGCTGCCCCATAGATAGTGACATCGCTCACCTGCCGCAATCGGCTCACGCTGCCAGTAGTTGCCCGTGAAGCGGAAGCCCTTCCAGCCTCGTACCGTATCCGGCATGGCCGCTGTCCGCCATTGCTCCACCAGCCGCGTCCCGATGTCGAGGTCATCATCCAGCGTCATGAACCAGTCGTATCGGTCCGCGTTTTCGTGCATCACCTCGATGCGGGCAAACGGTCCCCGATTCGTAGGATTGACCACCACAATCGTATGCAAACTGCTCAAGCGCGCCTGCTCCATGACCTGCCGCTCCAACGTGGCGTCATTGACGATAAGCCACAGGTCGAACTCCTGATCAGTCTGCGCCTCCAGTTGCCGCAACAGGATGGGCAGCCGTTCGATTCTGCGCCACACGCAAGACATGATGCCGATTCTACTGCCCATCCGCTTTGCCCCATCCCTTGCGCGGCGCTTCCATTGCCACGACATCATGCCAGTACACGGAGTGCACACCGGCGTCGAACACAGAGTGAATGAGCCGATAGTCCATTGCCAACTGCGGTGTAATCGCCGGCGCATGTTTCTGGAATACTTCTCGCCTCAGGACGAAGCTGCTCGAACTGACGTGCGTGAGTACCGGAGGCTTGCGCCAGTATTTGTCCTCCGGCAATAGGGCGTGACACTTGGCCCGCATCATGATCACATCCGGGTTATGCTCGTCTACGATACGTTTCAGATCCGCCACCAACGTATCACACAGGCAAACATCATCATCGTCTAGAATCCAGATGTAATCGCCTTCTAGGAACGGCGCATATTGCCGCACATGCCAGTTGGCCCATTCGACGCCACGCCCTTTGTGGTCAATCAAGAGCGTTTGCTGCCAATCGTCGCAGGTCTGCCGCGCTAGGCTTTCTTGGTTGCGCGCCAGCCCGTTGGGCCGTTTGGCGTAATGCCTAGTGATGATCTCCAGAAACATCAGCCGTGACCTTCCGTCTCCGTGGCTTGATTTTCCGTACCTGAGCCATTTCCCGCTCTTGCACTACAGGCGCAACCGCAACCTCACGCTCATCTGTCGTGTTCTCAATGTTATTCATCACCTGAACATATCCGGCTCGCTGCAACTCAGCCGCGACATCAATCGGAATGCTGTAATACCGCCCATGTTTCAGCGGCTTGCTCTCGCGTTCGATGTTGATGTTTACGTCTTGCAATGCCAACACCCTTGCTATCACACCTCCTCCTCTCCACGGGTTCAATTCGATGCCATTGTGAAAATGCCCGCATGTGATATCCGCTCGCCCTATCTGCAAAATGTTTCGATGTAAACAGTCCACGGCGAAGGGGATATCCGGCGCATATTCCCCGAAACGAAACGGCACGGTCTCCAGCACGGACCGCCTGAACAATGTGCATCCGAATCCTGCCCCGCTTACCTCGATGGTTCCCTGTTTTCGTGCCCGCTTCAGCTCATCGGGAAACAGACTCAGACTCATGCCGATGTTCCTGGTTCCCTCTTTGCGAAACAGGTTGATCACCGTTGACCCATGCCGCAGTGCATAGGCCGCGTACACAACTGGCGCATCCGTGTTCCATAGGTTCTGTACCGCCCCTGGAGGGAGCGTCATGTCATGCTCAACCGAGAGCATGGCATCGTAGCCTCCCTCCAGGGTCATCTGCCGGCCTCGCTGAAACTGCACGCAGACATTGCGCATGTCACGCCCTGGATACGGGTTCTCCTCGTTGATGATCCAGTCCACTTCGCCGTTGAAGGTCTGAGTCTCAACGCTCTCAACCGTCTCCGAGCGCAACAAGTTGTCATAGGTTGGCGTGAAGATCAGCAGCCTAGCCATCATCCCTCACTATGCGGTTGGATGGGTTGCGTACTGGATTGCCTCGGCCTGGAGCACGCCGTATACGGCATCGAACCAGAACCACAACCGCACCTGGCCTTTGCTCGCCACACTATACGGGTCGCGCAGCGTGGTAAGGCCGGTTCCCTCACGCATACCCAAGAAGTTGAAGTTGCCGAACACGAGCGACTTGGCGGTTGTCCCGTATGCCGTGGCATACGAGCTGCGATTCAGCGGATAACCCCACAGCGTAGGCCCTGCCGGAGTTCCGTAGGGAGTCGGCGCGAAGTGGAACGCATCGCCCTTCAACCCGCTCAGATATGCATACGTGGTCGGGTGCATGATCCATTGCGCCCCGTCCTGATACTCGGGCATGAGCTTGCCGATCAATTCCGGCACTTCCGCAGCGCCGATGGCCGTTCCGCTGTCCAGGGTCAGGCCCGCTGTGCCGTTGGTCGTCACCTCAGTAACGAGCAGCTTGTTGTGCGTTGCCGCCCAACCGCGCGCCACCCAGTTGTTGAGGAATGCCATCAGGTTGGCATCCTCGTCGCGCAGCAGTTCCCAGGTGAGGGTGACGTATTTGGCGTACTTCGCCAGGGTAAACGCCTTCTCACTCAGTTCAGGCGCGTCCTGATCGATATCGCCGGACTCCGCCTCGACCAGGAACAGTACGTCAGCCTCGTTGTCAATCGGATAGTTGACCGTGGTTCCCTTGCCGGGGATGCGCCGCACGCCCAGCTTCGGAGCCAGCATCATTTCATCGCGCCGAGCAACGATGTCCTGCACCATGCCGACCGGCACCACCACCTCACCGTCGCCGGCTGTGGTGACATTCATATCTGTATTCTGATACCCACGCAGTTCCATCTCCGCGCCGTGGTCGCCAGTGCGCAGATAGCGGCAGTAGATGGATTCCGGCGTGTCCGGCGTGCGGCGCGGATGATAGGCCGGAGCCTCACGCATTTCCGGCGCTTCCGGCTTCTCGATGGGCAGAGTCGCCACGAACAGACTGCGGTCGATGGTGCGCTGGATGCGCTCCGCTTCGGCCTTCAGCCCGTCCCAACGGACCTGCTCCGCCTCATTTAGGTCGCGGCCCTCTGCCGCTGCCGTCTCATTGATGGTCGCCATCTCGCTCCGCACTTCAGCGGCGCGGCTCTTGGCGTCCTGGATACTGTTCTTCATGGCTTAGTCTCCTAGCCCTAGAATCGTGATAAACCGTTGTCGATATGCCTGAGCCAGCCGCGCCCGCAGCTCGTCAGGTTGTAGTTGATCAACGCCCTGGGTGAGCGCCCGCTGCACCCAATCCGGCGCTGTTCGCATAATGGATACTGCCGTGGCTTCGTAGGCCGGGAACGTGACAGGCGATACCTCTACCAGACTCGCACGCCGCAACAGACGCAGCGGCGTCCCGTCCTCATCCTCCGCCCATTCATCGCCGTTTGTTGGCACATTGAAGCCAAACGACATCTGGTCTACATCGCCGCGCTCAATCAGCGTCACGGCGTCCCGGCCCGTCTGCGTGTCGGGCGGTTGTAGCTCGAAGGCCAACCCTTTATTGTCCTCCCACAGCCGCAGTGTGCCCGCCCGCGTGCGCCCGAGAACTTGGCTGCTGTCGTGTTGCCACAACGCACGGATGTCGCCCATCAGACTGTCGGCAAATGCGCCCGGCATAATCATCTCGCGGTAGCCGTACAGCATCACCGACTTGCTGTTGAACACAGCCGCATAGCCCGCAATCGTTGGGCCGCCATCCCCGCGCCGCACTTCTAGCCCGTCTATGCCGAACGTGCGATGTTCCATGCCGGGACTAATGGCGTTGGTTTCCTCGCCCTTCTCCAACTGTGCAAGCACTTCGGCCAGGGCCGTCACCGCTTCACGCAATTTCGTCTCGTTCTTTGCAGATAACACTCTGCCCGCCATGTCCCCTCCTACCCTGCTACAATTACGCAGTCACACCCGCCATGCAGAGGCGGATGCCCGATATTGCGCACAGCCGGGAATGGTGCAACGCCGTCGCCCGCATTCAGGCTGTCGCCTTCTTTTAGAAAATCTTCGTCAATGCCCACGCGCATCCCGTTTAGCGTTTGGCACAGTGGGCAATCGCCGCCCGACCACACCAGATAGCGCACGCCTAGCGCCGCATACCCGAACTTCGCCAGCGCATTGCCCGCCTCGAATGCCTGTTCTCGTCCCGTCTTGACGGCTCGGTTCTCGTCCCAACCGTCCATGCGCTCTAGAATGGCCTCAGCCGCCGCGTCATCGTCCGGCGCTTCCGCCAAAAGCGCCCGCAGTTGCTTCTCGCCGCCCACGGTGTAGACCTGCGCCAGATTGTTCAGGTATTCGGTGATCCAGTCCTCGTCAATGACCGGCGTCTCCTGCCCCAGCTCGCGCGCCACTGCCGCTAGAATCTCATCGGCCAGTGTCAACATCAGCGCCCGGAAATAGTCGGGCAGCACCCCGCGCATCTCCTCATAGAAGGCCGTTAGCCACTTCTCAAAGTCGACTACGCTGCGCTTGCCCAGATATTTGGGCACCGCACGCCGGATGTCCGCCGTCTCCCGCTTGACCAAACGCCCAGCCGCCTCCTCG